GACAAATATGATGCTGATGATGTAAATTCTATCTATGAATGTACAAAAGGCAAATATAATTATGTATGCGTGACCGACGACCCCAAAGACTTAGACCCTAATATAGGTATCCTATACTTAGAACATGAGCCTGCTGGCAATATGGAAAAATTAAAATTGTTTCAATTACACGATTTAGGTACAATATTGTATTTAGATTTAGATGTAAGACTACAAAAACCTATAGACCATATATTTGATTATTACAATTCTAATCCTGTTATATGTTATACCTGGTGGAAAGATAAAGGTGAAAGGGAAATGCCGATACATGAATTTCCTTATCATGCAGATGCTCCACTATCTAATTTTAATTCTAGTATAATGTTATGGAACGATTGTAGATATATCTGGGAACATTACAATAAGAAACAAGATTATTATAATGATAAATATAAGTATGGCGATGATACATTTTTGTATCATGAAGGTTTTACATTTGAACATTTACCTGACCATGAGGTTTACTCCTATATGTTTGCAGGTAGAAAGTTAAGAGAAGAATATACAATTTGTTTATTAAATGGACAAGACGCTTACCCGGAGATAGAAAAAGAATATGATGAACTTTATTTGCATAAAATGGGGAACTAAATATGGACCTCATTATGTAAACAACCTGTATCGTATGGTGCAGGAAAACTATCACAATGATTTTACTTTTACCTGTTATACAGATGACAGCACAGGATTGAATTGTGATACAAAAGATATTCCTGACATAGATCCTTTACACCCTAAATATTGGTTTGGTAAAGAAAACTATTGTTGGGATAGATCTAAATTTTTAATGTTCAACTCTCATAACTTTTTAGGATACGATGGTCACTGGTGTTTTTTAGATTTAGATGTAATAATACAAAATGATATAACTGACATATATGAACTATCCTTAAAACCTCGTCTTATTCATGTACAATGGCAAAACCCTAATCATAAACATGATAGAAAATTTATAGACATAAGAGGTACCTATTTTAATTCTAGTGTAATGTGTTGGAACAAAGACCAATGTGAACATATATTCTGGGATGCAATAGAAGAAGAGCAACAAATATTTAGAACTTTTTATAAAGGCACAGATAACTATCATTATTGGAGACAAAGAGACTTCTGGAAAAATATACCTAATGACTGGGTGTATTCTTACAATAGAGGTAAGTCATATCCTGACGATATAAAGTCACATAAATATAGAGAAGAATGTAAATTTTGTTTATTCAATGTTGATGTTATAAAAGCAGACAATAAACAAATAAAAATAGATGAATTAGAAGATGATAAACTTTTGAGATTATGGCATGGTAACGATTATAGCAAATCAGCTAGATTGTAAATACAATCAAAGACAAATAAATGCCTTTTACACCCAGTGCAAAAAACTGATTGAAGATCCTTTTGAGTTTTATGTCTTTACTACGAAAGAGGAAATGGAACTTTTAGAAAGTACAAAAAAGAAAGATGGTTATATAGACAGTATAAACTTTCATGTTCCTAAGTATGGATTAGATTGGTTAGAGATAGACATAATGCAATTGGCAAATGATAGAGTTTTATTTGTAACTCCTAACGTAATCTTAAATAATTTAGAACACTTGTTTACATTCAAATCCTGTAAAAAACAAAGATTAGATGACGGCAATCTTGCATACTACATTTACAAAGATAAAAGAATACAAAAAATATTAGATACTTGGGACAAAGAAGAAGATGACCTTTTATATAATTATGATATATTTAGTGAGAAGTTTCTAATAGATGAAGACAACATATTTTTCCTACAGGATACGACTGCGGTATATCCTGAAAATACTGATGGCGATATTGTTGTATTACCACAATGGTATGAGGACTTTACAGAAGACCAAATAGAATTAATGTATAACAAAGCTACAGATTTATATCCTTACTTGCCTGAGAATGTAGAAATGGAAATTATAGATAATGAAGGCAATCAAATAACTTTTGAGGATATAGGAAAAACATTTACTCAGGACTTTGTAGAAAAAGCAAAATTAAAAAAAGTAAAAATAGGTGGACTTACAGGTGAACCTACAGATAATGATGACTTGATAGACATTGTAGGTATGTTTATTAATAAGTGGTATATTAGAGAAACATTATCAGGCGTAGACTTAATAACAAATGGAAAAAACAATACACAAGATTGGTGGGAAGTTTTAGGCAGAACATTAGGAGATATAGGAAGTGTAACCTTTAATATAAACACAGGTAATCCAGATAAAATAGTTTTACAGAATGCTACTGCTTTATTGAATACAGGTTGTAGAGTGTTTTGGTCATATACACATACCAATCAATTAGACAACGATATAAAGAAAGCGAAAAAACTTTCAGAAGAATATAAATTTACAGGTTTTGTTTATATAGATGAGGTACCGCCTCTTAGAAAACCTAAAAAGAAAAAGATAAAAGTAGATTTACCAGATTATAAACTTATAGAATTAGACACTCTAAAAACACGTCGTAAAGATGACATATATAAAGAGAGAAAAGTAAAGTTTGCTCCTCACGTTAAATGCGAAGGTAAAGTAAACAATCAATTTTATTTAAGTGCAACAGGAAATGTTTTTCCTTGTAAACACATAGCGCTTAATATAGGAACAGCATATAATAGTCCTGAACATAAAACAGAATTATTATATGATTGGGATAAAAATAATATTAGTAATAACAGTTTGGAAAATATATTTACTAATGATTTTTATAAAGGATACTTTAATAATTTGTTAAAGTTAAATCCACAAATAATACACAATGAACAGGAAGGAAAATGTTAAAAGTTAGAAGTGAAAAGTCCGTTATATTAGAAGGGACATTTGAGGATTATGATACATATCCATCAATAGTTAAGGAAAGTAGATTTGCTACTTTATTAATCAAAGCTGATATAGAAGACTTCGAAGATAAATGTGTTGAGGTGACTGCCAAATTAGCAGAACACGGTCAGCAGTATGGAACAGACTACATTATAGCGAGAACAGTTTATGCAAGTTAAGGTAATAAGTTACAGTCAAATGCCTAAAGCAGGCCCAGAAGGATTAGACCCTGCAGCAGGAGACCCAGATCTATTAGAACTAATTGCTTATTGTGCAAGAGTAAGTAACCCAGCTAATCAAAATAATAAAAAGACAGCTTTAGGTCTTGTAAAATATTTGATGAAACATAAACATTGGAGTCCATTAGAAATGGTATCCTGTTGTTTAGAAATAGAAACAACAAGGGACATTGCTAGACAAATACTAAGACATAGAAGTTTTAGTTTCCAAGAGTTTAGTCAAAGATATGCAGACCCTACAAAGGATTTAGACTTTGAAGTTAGAGAAGCTAGATTGCAGGATGAAACTAATAGGCAAAACAGTATTGAAATAGGTACAGACATAGAAAGTTATCAAATATCTAAACAATGGGAAGAGTACCAAAAGGATGTTATTCGATATGCAAGACAAGCTTATTGTTGGGCTATTGAAAACGGTATTGCTAAAGAACAAGCAAGGGCGGTGTTACCCGAGGGAAACACTATGAGCAGAATGTATGTAAACGGAACCTTAAGAAGTTGGATACATTATATAGAACTAAGGGGAGACAATGGCACCCAAAAGGAACATATTGCTATAGCTAAGGCAGTTGCTGATGTTATAAGTATTATTTTTCCATTGGCCGAGGAGTATAAATGAGAGTCAATGTAATTTGTAGTAAATGGGGAACCAGATATGGTCCACATTTTGTTAATAGACTATATGAAATGTCTAGGAGACACACGAATGAACAACACGACTTTCACTTTTATTGCTATACAGATGATGCTGAGGGACTATTACCAGATATTAAGGTTATACCATTTCCAGATATCGATACCATACATCCTAAGTATTGGTTCGGCTCTGATGACTTTAAGTATGGCATGGCTAGATGCTGGGACAGACCTAAAACAATGGTCTTCAATACTCACAATTTTGCAGCAGATAAGCCGACGGGACGCTTTATCTTCTTTGATCTGGACGTAATAATACAGAACGATATAGAGCCTTTACTTACCTATAATATGGAAAGACCAACTAAATTAAGAAGTTGGTGGCAAGACCCGCGCCCGATGAAGAGTCGGAGATTTAAATTAGCACACGGAGCATATACAAATGGCAGTTGCCAAGTATGGTCCGACGATCAAGCAGAATGTATATGGGAAGATGTTCTAAAATATAAAGATAAGATTTGGTTCAC